GCCGCTTTACCAGCTCCCGCAAGGCCTGCGCCTAATTTGTTAGCTGCATAGGTGTACTGTTGCGCCTGTTTTGCGCTTGAGGTTGCCAGCTCGCTCGCTGCCTGTTCCCAGCTTTTCGCACTCTTAAGCTGTTTTGCGCTGGTGGCCTGTTTTGCTAGCTGTAAGTATTTGTCTGCCAGCTCTGCCGTGTTGTTTCCGTATTCGTACATCGCGGATACGCTTGCAGCCTGTGCGCTCTGCTGGTTATAACGTTGGCTTCCAATGCTTGCAGATGCTCCCGATGGTGCGCTTGTTGCGCCGTTGGTTGCTGCTAGGATAGGATTGATTCCCGCTGCGATCATGTCCTTTACAGTATCCTGATAAGCTGTCCCGCGCATTTCCTTTTGAAACGCTCGTTCTGCTGCTGCTTCTGCGCTGTTGTACTTCTTGGCGCTTGCTTGGCTTCCAGCATTCGCGAGGTTGCTCAGCAGTCCGCTCATCATTTGTAGTGCGTTTGCGGTGTTTACACTGCTTTGGTTGCCAAATGTGGCAATACCTGTTGGCGTGCTTATTTGTGTTGCTCCGATTTGCTGCGGTGCTGTCACGCTGCCGGTTGTGGTCTCGCTGCCTGTGCTGCTCTCGCTGCCTGACCCTTGGCTGTTCTTGGCGCCGCTCTGGTTGCTGCTTGTTATGATGCCTGTTAACATGCTCAGTCCTTGCATGAGGGATGGCAAAAGCTTTAATAATGTCTCCATTCAAAAATAGCCCCGCTTTTGCGGGGCTTCCTCCTTCCTTAAATTCTTTCGATGCCGGGAATGCTGTAAATAGGCATTTCGCGATACCAGTCTTCCGTGAAGTAGAAGTCACACAAGAACTGATGACTTTTTGCACTCGTTACTGCAATCGTTCGGTCAATGTTCTGTTGTCCTTCTTGAATCCACTCCGCCGAGAGACGCGGAAGCTTGTTATAATCGTCTGCATAGTGCCATGCGTCCAAACTTGCTTGGTAGTTCGACCGCATTTCGCCGGTTACGTAAGAAGGCTTGTAGCGGTAATCCGCCCATGCCTCTTGATATCCAAAGATTTCGTTATCTTCGTTCGTTCCCTGTGCATAGATTTCACGGTTATACACTGGCTGCTCGCCTAGTGCTGCAAGCCTCGGGTCGTAGTACGTGAATCGTCCGCCGCGTGTCCACTTGGTTGCAAGCCCTTGCTGGTAGCTGTGCTCTACTCGTACCACCGCCAAACCGATGATAAAGCCGTATTCGGTTGCTGCATAGTCCACCATTTGCTTGCTGCACGTTGTCAGGCTGTATGCCGCCGTATTGCCCAGTGCCTGTCCGGTTGTCGGGTCTGTCTGGCTTGTCTGAACAACCTGATTTACGTTGATTGGGATGCGCTGCCCGCCGATGTACTCAGGAATCTGTAGACGGCTGTCCGGTGACGTTACGCCCCACGTACCAGAAAGGAACTCACGGTATCGTGTGCCGTTGCGTGCATCTGCTTCAAAGATGTGCTGCAGTGCGATGCTCATGCGTAGGTCTGCAATGCTGATTCCTGTAACATTGCTGAGGTCTGCTTTTAGGAATGCTTCTGCTGTGTAGTTACCTCCTTCTACTACGCCTTTTCCTGTCAGCTTTCCCCCTTTTACCGTGTTTAGAAAATCCGTTGTGCCGTTTGCTGGCCACGGTTGGTTTAGGATTATTTTATCTGTTATTTTGGCGGTATCTTGAGTGGTGCTGTATCCAAATACTGGTGCATCACCTGCTAGGCTGATTTCCACAGGGTCAGATTTCAACGGACTCGGCAAACAGCTCGTGAAGTAGTCGTGAAATTTACCTGCTTTGGCCGGCTTTCTGCTGTACAGTGCTGCTTCGTTGGTATCCGTTGTACTTTCGGGATTGTTTACGCTGTTATCGAAATTGCTTGGTATTTCTGTATTTCCCGCATTATCTGTTTTTTTGTATCCCAGCATCAGCGGTGCTTCAACGTTTTCATCCCTGAACCATTCATTATAAATCATTGCGTAGGCGCGTGCCGGCAGTGCGTTGACTTTGATTTCGTTTTGGATTCCGGTTGGCAGTCCGAAGTAGTCTCCTAAGCTGCCGTTTTTGATTCCTTTGTCTTTGGTGCTGCCGATTTTGCAAGTCGGTGTGCTGTATTCGGTTTTTTCTGCCCAATAGTTCGTGTCGTTCTCGCCGAACATGTTTTCCCAGTGTTCCCAGAGTAGACGGCACGGAACAAAGAAGAAATAGGTATCCATGTAGCTGTTATCCATGACAGGATAGATGGGTGTGCTCATACGAATAAGCCCGTTCAGGTGTACTTTTGCAGTATCACCCGGCAGCACTTCATCACAGTAGATGGGTACTAGGTCACCTTCGTTGATGGTCGTTAACAGCTGGTGGCTTCTGTCAAATTTGCTTCGTGGTCGTTGCATTCTCGGCACTTGCGCGAAATGGTTTTCACTGTTTCGGTTCGTTTTCCTTCACCTCCTCCTTTTTTTCTTCCTCTTTCGGCTTCGGCTGTTCGGTCTGTTGTACCTGTTTCAGCTGTTCCATTGTTTCGGCTGCTGCCTCGGCCTTTTCGTGCATCGTCATGATATCCTTCGGCAGATTTTCAAGGTCAGTTCCTTCGGTGTATACCATGCTCTTTGCCTTGATGCTGGTGTCTCCCGCTTCCAGCCGTGCGATTGCGCTTGCAAGGTCGTATCCTTCGCCGGCGCGCTGGATTTTCTCATATGTGTTCTCATCCGGCTGCTTGATGTAGTCGGTATCTCCGTTCGGTCGCTTGACTGCTTTCCACGTTGGTGCGGTCTTGCTGCCCGGATTGTTTGCCACTCTCTCGGTCGGCAGTCCGTAGTACCTTACCAGTGTATCAGGATTTAACATTGGCTGTCTCCTTCAGGTCGATGAGCCGTGCGATGTGCTCGGGCATTGCTTCGCTCATGTAGCCGGTCTCGGTGTCAAACTCGCCCAGTTCCACGAGACTGATGTCTTCGATTTCGCTTGGTTTGCTTTCGTTGGCTTTCCACTTGGCAGTTCGGACTGCCTGTGCCCGGTTGTTCTGCAGAAACGGCTGAGAATAGCCGTTGGTTAGTGCATCATGGAATGAATAGAATTTCAGTTTCATGTTTTTTTCTCCTTTACTCTTCGTTTTTCCCCGCGTCCTTCAGTGCGTGGTAGATTTCATCGAGCTTTTCAAGGATGCTCATCATCAGCGCGATTGCTTCCTTAACGTCCTTGACTTTAATCAGTGCCATTAATTCACCTCCTTTTTTGTTTTGTGTCTTTTACAGCCGGATACCGCCCCGCGATACCTTTGGTCGTACGTTGATGTTTTTTACCCGCTTTGCAGTCTGGGTAAAACGTTTCTGGTCGCCTCGACCCGCTCCGCTTCTATGTGCCATTGTTATACTCCCTTCGTATTAGCTCTAACTCAACGGCATTTGCAAAGCTTTTCATTTGCCAAATTTCATCTACCAGCTTTTTTGCGTCTTCGATGTTTGATACTTTTCTAAGCATTTTGTAATTGCCGTCGATTTCTTTGTATTTTCGTGTGAGCAGTTCTTCAAGCTCTTCTTTGGTCTGGTCGCGCACATTCCATGATTTCATTGCTTATCCTTCTTTCCAGGTTATGGCTTCATTTGGTTACCGCTTGATTCTGATACGTTCCACTGTTACATCCCCTTTCTGTATTTTTTCCCGCTTCGTACATCAAAATGCACCCAAGTGTTGTATACGATAATGCCGCATCCATCCGGGATGATTTCATTCAGTTTGTTGGCGAGTTCTTTTGCGCTCATGCCATTGACCCGGATATCTGCTGCCATACCGCGCATATGGTAGCTGTATTTTGCTCCGTTGCATTTTTTGTTCCACTCCGGCGTTCTGTATCCGCTGGTAATGATTACCGGCTTTCCGATTTGGTTTCTGAGGATATCCAGAATGGATACTAAATATCTGTCGATGAATACGATTTGTGAACCGTCTTTGCAAGCAAATTCTTTTACTTTGAAGTGTCTTGTAAGTTGTACGTTTCCGTCTGTGTTCATTATATAGCTTTCAATCATTTTGTCAATCCTCTTCTATTTTGTTTATTTTCCATTGGCTTATAATGTCCTCTCTTGTCCAGATGAGACACTTTGCGAGTTTTTTGCTTTCTGCTAATGTGTGACGCACTTCTTTTTTGCCTGTTTTTGTGTTTGTCATTTCGATTCTGTAGCTTTTCATCGTCATTCTGAGCACCTTCCTTTCTTCCTCTGACTTTATTATATCATTTGTCAATAGGTTTTTCAATGATTTTGCTGTTTTGTAATAAAATTGTAACCTTCTCTTGTAGTCCGGTTTTGCTCCTTTGTTTTGAATGGCGCTTTAGCGCCTTGCCGTGTGGAGCGTAGCGGAACTCGGCTAAATCCATTCCTTTTTAGCGCTGTGCGCGTCATACTTTTGGTTCACGCCATTTTTGCTTTAGCTTGTCCTTTTCTTTCTGAATGTTGAGATAGGTTTCGTAATCCACGCTTGTGCTCTGTTCGAGATTGACCAAACTTTGTATTGCGCTGCGTCTTCGTCTGGCTCTAACCTCTCTCAGCTCGTCAGAATGTGCCTTAAAATATCTTTCAGTGTCTTGGCTGGTATCCTTATCAAGTATCTTATCGAAATAGCGTGGAGGCCTTTTCTCGCGTCCTCCTGAGCATATGATGCTATCTGTCTTCAAGATTTCATCTTTGTGTTCGTTCAGATACTTTTCGCCAATGCCTTTTGACATTATTCGGAACTCTGGTTCTCTGCCTTCCATCCAGTATTTTGCCGTTTGCTCTGCACCTATGGCTTTCTTGTTCACGTATTGTGCTACATATGCAAAGCTTCCCGGTTGTGCTGGTGAAAAGTCTATCATGCCTTTGCCCCAGATTTTTTGCAACCACTCGCTTTTAAAGTAGCTGTTGCCTTTTTGGTTCTTATACCATTGCGCATCCGGTGGTTTTAGTCCAAATACTATCGCGTGATAGTGTGGTCGTTTTGTTCTGTCACCATATTCAGCTGCTAGGAAATATTTTATTGGCTTTTTGTATGCTTTTCGTAGCCGCTTTATAAATAGCTGCACGTCTCGCTTGCTTACTGTCTGGCTCTGAATGCTTCTGTAACCTTTGAGTATCTCGCCGTATGGGATATGGTCATCGTCATACGTTAGTGTTAGGAAAATTACATCGTCCCATTCTTTGGCTTCTAGTTCTATTCTGGTCGCCCATTGGTCAGCTATCTGTTTTCGGCAATACTCACATTTACCGCATGGTAACAATGCGAATTTTCCTTTTTTGACTCCGTCCATGATGTCCGTTTGCAGTCCTTGCTTTGATAGGTTTTCCAGACTTCCCCACAGTTGCGGTTTTTTCGTATCCATCTGAAATACTAATGGTTTTGTACATGGCATTTTTGTTACCGGCACAAGCTTCCTTGTCTATCTTGTGCCGGTTGACACCTCGCTTTCTTTATATATTAACTTGTTGTAGTCGTAGTAGTAGTAGTGTTGAAAGTGTTGAAAACTCGTTTTTTTAACGTTACTGCGTTTATTTATTGCCTTTTTGCCTTTTGAAAACTTTGTTGAAAACTTGTTGAATTGTTGAATGTTCGTCATTATGACGAATTTCTTTGTGCAACTTGTTGTTGAAAACCTGTTGAAAGTGTTGAAAACTCAAGTTTTCCACATTCTCTATTTTTTGGATTATTGTTACTAAAAAAAGGGGGGTGTTTTCCACCCCCCCTTCCTTTCTTAGTCTCCTGTGTATGCGTTGAATGTGTCCATGTTTGGCATGATTGGCACTCTTTTGTTGTACTTTTTGAAGTTTCCCG